AGGTTGCCCCCGGAAGAATCTTACTAGTTGCTGACCCACTCAACTTTAATGAGATGGGAAGATATGGGTCAGCATTAGCAAGACTCGTAGCACCGCTAGTACCAAACACGCTATCAATTCTTTCTCTTACCGCAATCTTATCGTCGGTAATGTAAGTATTGATTTGGTTAGCGGCGGAAGCTCCGGTAGGAAATGACTCATCCCAGGCTTCTGAATATGTCATTACTCCTCTAACTTAAGAGTTAACTGTTCTTGAGAAACTTCTGCACTACTAGAAGGATCACCTCCCACTAAGGTGAACTGAATACCTTCTGGAGTAATTGATGTGACTTCCAAGTCTTTATCATAATAATCAGAGACTGCAATAATACTCTGAATTAATGTATTTCTCTCTTTTAACAATTCATCAATTGCAGTCTGAAGCTCTTGAATCCTACGAAACTGCGTCTCAGATAGCGGAATCATCGTCAACTAACTTAAGGTTTAAACTCTCTATAAGATCAAATGGAGGTAGATCAGAAATTACAATATTAGGAATACTTTTTAAATTATCAAGAATACAATATGTAATATAACCACTTGAAATATAATTTGTAATTGGTGCAGAACCAGTTGGAGACAATGCAGCTTGAAACATATCTTGTCCACCCTCACACTTAGCTGCTTGCTCTCTAGCTTGATCAACTGTCGCAACAGTTACAACAATAGATTTAAATACATATGTCATAAAGTAATTCCCATTTTGTTAGCAATCCAATATTCTGTAGCTGCAATTGCAGTATCAGAACTAAGTTTACCAACAATCAAAATCTCATAAATATAAGCATTAAGTCTAGTCGTTAAAGCATCTCTTCTAGCTACCCACATAGGATAGGTTTGATAGTTTCCTGTCCCCTGGTCAGAAGTACTACTATTCGTTGTTGTTCTATTGATAGTAATTTTTGATAGGTCTCCAGAAATATCTCCAACTGATGTAACAACAAGATTCGTTGGTACCGTTGGTGTAGTTACAGTCGCAAAAGTTGACAATGTTCCAGTAGACCTAAATCTAATATTATTATTTCCCGCTCCAGTAGGAGAGCTAATTGCAAATGCTCCATTATTTGCTGATGCATCAGAACTTAATTCAATAACAAATCTAGAAGCTGCATCATATAATTTTCTCATTCCAACAAAAATTGTAACTTTATCACTACTTAGACTAAATGAGGAAATAGTTAAAAAGTCATCTACACCATCAAACTCTAAATAGTATGTAGAACCAGATACTCTTAGGGTTGGCCTTGATGAAGCTGAAGTTTGAATTAAATGATTTCCATTACCAGATTTATCTCTAATTAATCCTACTGGTTGATTTGCACCAGTTACAGCCGTTGTTCCAGCAGAATCTTGAAACATTGTAGAAAGGTCTGATGGATCATACCAAGCACCTGTGGTACCACCAGAAAACAATGTAAGCGGATTAAAAGTACCTTTTAACCACCGAGTAGGAATAATAGAGTCAAAAGTAGTATCAACTCTAGTACTAGTAAGCATTCCAAGCCTTGCTTAACTTAAACGTTCTAGTTGCAGCAACAGCACTAGAAGCCTTCAATCTAAAATAAGGGAAAGAAAGATTCTCATAAATACCTCCCTTTCCAGCAGTAGGAGTATATACGTCACTTACTCCATTATTTAATGTTGTCCAGGTAGAATTGTCGTGACTAACTTCAATTGTACAAGTTTCAGCTAATGTTGCAGGAGCTTGAAGATTTAAATACCAAGCATCAATAGTTTCATTAGCAGTATCTACAGCTCTAGACGTTGTACCACCATTGGTGATAACTAAGTCCTCACAAGTAGCCCAAAAGAGTGCCATTTAATATTCTCTCCCGAGAACTCTGACTCCCGCCGTCGATGTATCCCACTCTTCCTTCGACTCGACAGGAACCATAGAATTTAAAGTTCCAATGTAATGTGCCTTCGCAGCATTAGCTTTGTCATAATCATTCAATCTTAGGAAGCCTCTATAGACAGAGCCTAAGATTAAAAGTTCTTGCCAACTCTTCGGAAGATCCGGAGTTGTGTTAGCGTTTGATAAATCCGCCAACTGCGTGCGATAGTAAATAACAACATCATATTCGTCGTCCGGGGTAGGCCAGAGAAGAATCTTATCAGCTTCTCTGACATACATCTGCGGAAACGCTTCGTTCTCAACATCATCATTCTTGTATCTCTCATAATCTTTAATGGATATTTGTTTTAACTGATAATGTTGTAAATCATCAGGGTCGATAATAGACGAAATCCTCAACGACTCAAAACTCGCAGGCAAGGATAATTCTGGATCGCTTGCTGTAGTTGTCAGAGTAGTTGAGGATTCTGTTTCACGCAAGTGAAACTTTTCTAAAATCTCCCAGTATGTCCGATTTAGAAGCAAGTCGGCATCTGAATCTGGAAGGTCTGTTGAATCAACAGCCAGATTAATACGCAACTCACTTCTAAGCGTGCTCAGTGAGATTGTCATTTAGATAGAGGGAGATGTTTTTATCTGTACCTTTATGTTCAATAAAGGCTCTCACTGGAGTTGGACTATCTACCGTCAAAGTATCGCCACTCTTTATGTCGGGGTGGATCATTCCGCCGACTGTAAGGTTGAGGAGTGTTTCCTTTGAATCAAGTTCGATAGTCCAAGTTCCAGCGGGAATTCTTACCATTGCAGATTGTTCTACAGACGGACTGGATTTAACGAGTAGTGGAATTCGCATCTGTTTAATCAAAAAGGTTATCTTCTAGAAAAACCTGAATACATTGAAGCGCCAAGGCCAGCAAAGTCTGTATTTCTTCCTTGCTCAACTCTAGCACGCATTGCAGACATTTGCTCGTCTTGCTTCTTCTTAGTAGAAGAACTCATTCCAGATACAGAAGGAGCTTGTCTTCTTGGAGCAGGCTTAGCTGTAGAAGTTGGACGAGCAGGAGTTGATTGAGCTGAACGTGCTGAACGAGCTGGAGTAGAACTTCTAGAAGGAGCTGGAGCACTAATTACAATAGGAGCGGCAGACCTACGAACTCCTAAGTTTTTCTCCGGCATCGATGTATACATCGAACTCATCTTCGGAGAAGGACTTCTCATAGGCATAGAAACTTGTGGCCCACGAGGAGAAGCAGTTGGAGCAGCCGTTCTAGCTAATTCAGTAGAAGCAGACTTTCTAGGACGAGAAGTAGAAGTCATTCTTCTAACAGACTCGATATCTCTAGAGAATGTTGAAGGTAACTCTACTTGCATAGAAGGAGCAGGTAAACTTGCTCTTGCTGAAGTAGGAACAGAAGTTACACCATAGCTTCTTGCTGGAAGAGAAGTAGCTGAAGTACCAGAGGAAAGTCTTTCCTTGGTATCCATCTCTCTCATCTTAGACTTAAGTCTCTTATCACCTAAAGCCATTAATCATCATCCTCCATATCATCATCTTCGTCTTCAACATCATTCATCAAAGGCCGAAGATATGTGTTAGATTGAATCTTGGCCTTTCTTGCTTCATAAGGACAAGCTGGAAAATCCATTTTAAACCCCTTGACTATAGGGAGCAAATTATTACTCCCTATAATCAGTTAAGGATTAGGCTTCGTCGAGGAAAGGACGGATAAGTAGGCGACCAACGCTACCATCCGAAATAGCCTCAAGCGCAATTCCTAAAGTATATCCAGGATTTGAGCCTGCGACATCGCACTCTCCAGCAACAGAAGCATCTGGAATTACAGTCGAGCCGGCAAGAATTGCACCGTCAGACTTAATGTAACCAATTCCAGAAATCATAACTAAAACCCATCCACCGCTAACAGCAGCAGTTTGACCAATGAGAGTTGAATCAACATTGATTGCACCACTGACATCAAACGATGAACCACCAACCACAATACCAGCAAACTTGGCGTAGTTGGAATTTGTAGTTGACTTAGCAACAGTCTCGGCAGCGGAGATATAAACAACATCTCCGAGTAAGATTGTTGAAGCAACAGTGAAGCGCTTTACAATCCCGCCAATCTGACCAACATCACCATCGCTCTGCTGAAGTTGGAGATTGGAAAGATTAGTAGCAGGAGCTGAACTCATTGTTCCTCCTTATCAGGTTGGGTTGGAGCCGAACCAACCTCTCCAATCGACGAACCAGATTAAGAAGCGAGTTGACACCTTGTAAAGTGCAACATCGGTATTGAAGTCGAAATCATCGCTGAAGGTTGGCGCACGACGAGTCACGAAGTGTGCATCGTTGAGGCGGTCATCAACTAAGAAGTAAGACTTCTGTGAAGACTTGAAGCGCGACACAACAATCTCTGGCTGACCAAACTCCATACGAAGAGCGTTGTCAGTATTGTTTGCTGTGAATGGCTCCTTCTCCGAAGAGAAGATTTGACGAGCCTTGTTAAGCTCACCAGCAGTGTTGCTGATGATAAGCTTACGCGGCATAGAACGCATTGGATTGCCGTTCTCGTCAACAAGTCTCATTGCAAGATTCTGAAGACCAGTGATACCAGTCATCGAAAGACCAACTGGAGTCGAAAGAGCGTTCGACGCAGTTGAATCCGAACCAAGAAGAGTGTGAGCAGTGTTGCAAAGAGAAAGATTGTCGAAACCCTTAAAGGTAGAACCAGTAAAGGCATCGTCAAGAAGAGCAGCAGAACGATACTCTTCAGTCATTCTCGTAGCCTGACCAAGCCACTTCGCAGCTTGATTGGCCTTACCATACTGATCATCTTCAACAGTCTTACGAGTGAGCATAAAGCCGAGAGCGAACTCTCTATCAACACCCATAACAACCGGAGAAATCTTCGGATTGTCATAAGTAACTGGCTCACCATCACCAATTTCAACTAGTCTGTTGAGGCCCGCGATAACAACAGCGCGAAGCTCAGGAGTCGACATCGTTGAAGTCTTGAGATATGCCGAATACTCAGGCGGATACATCTCATAGTTATCACGGAAATCTGCTCTAAGACCTGGACGGAATAGAGCATTAAATGCGCCTTGGACTAACATTCTATTTAATCTCCTTTAGTTATCAGGTTGCGCCGTAGATGTGGTCGGCGAGCCACTTGAAGAAAACAAGATTCATCTCGGTATCAATACCAACAATTGAAACGCGAGCAGAAGTCGTTGTCTTCGCCTTATCAACAGTCCAAACACCAGAATAAGCAGTGATGCCATACTGAGCACCAACATCTGTCTGTGCAGGAGCAACTCTAGTAGAAGAACCGTTAGTAAGAGTTGCAGAAAACACAGCAGTTCTATCTGCCTGAGCAACAGAAATCTTCTGCTGACGGCCAGTGATTGGAACAGGATTGTTTGCTGCCTGATAACCAGGAGCAGTATCCTTAGCTTGGAGAGCAACACCAGCAATTAATGCTGGGTCAGTTCCAGCTAAAGTATACTCGCCAGAAGTTAAAGTAAGAACAGAACCCTGAACAATTGAGTCAGCAGAAGCATACTGACCATAAACAACTGAAGGAACAGCACCAGGAGCAGTTCTCGCTGGCTGCATAATAACTGCCATAAATCACCTATAAGAAAGAGTTAGTCAGAAACTAAGGACGTAATCTCTCGATTATCTGTCTTCGATTCATTGATAAGCGGAGTTTCTCTCGAAATGTTGCGTGCATACTCTGCCTCTTCAGCGGGCTTAGAACCCTTACGGACTCCGTGATGCCGCTCGTATTCTTCTTTCTTAACAATATCTAACTCTTCCTTCATCCACTTTGGCATAGTCATAAAAACAACATCGCCGACCTTTGCCTCACCAGCAGCATTGGAATGAAGCTTATTCTTGGTAGCGTAATCCTTATCGATTTCGAATCCTAGAGCTTGTGCTTCGGCGATTGAAACGGGATTATCTGCCACCCACTCACCATAAACATCAGATGGAAGTTCGACATTTAGGCGATCGATAAGAAAACTTCTGCTCACAACACGAGCAGCCTTTGCTCTGAACTCCTTACGAAGTTCTTCGGTTGGGTTAGTCTTCTTAGATAGATTGATTGTAGGACGCTCGATTGCCATTTTTAATTACTCCTTGCCGAACTTCGGTGAGATAACAATAGCACTTCCCTCAGCCATTTGCAAGTATTGCTCGTGGGTGAGCCCCCTCTCGCGGGCAATCTTGGCCTCGTTATCAGACAGAGGACGAAGATTCTGAGAAGGATTTGGGAGAGATGGTGGAGTTGCTCCAGATGGTGGAATCATTGGTGTAGCTGGAGCAGGAGTTGGATTTAATAATGATGGATTAGTTAACATAATGCTTCCGAGTGTTGCTTGAGCCTGATAAAGAACTAACTGAGGATTAACGTCAATCTGCCCAGTACCAAATGTAGCATCAAGTGAAGGCTCGATATGATTCCAATATCTAGCAAGCTGTGGATTGGAATTCTTAACCTGTTGCTTGATTACATTATAAGTATTAGTTCTATCAAACTGCTTACGGAAGTTGTCCAGCGGAGCCACAGCCTGACTAATCTCTCTACGAATCATCTCTTGCATAATTGTAGGAGCGCGAGATGGGTCAGACCAATCATCAGGATTAACCTGCATTGGTTGATACTGTGGCTCTTGTGGACGAGGCTGCTGAGATGTTGCTAATTGTTGAACAATTCCCGTTAGCTGACCAACTTGAGCTCTTAATAATTCAAGCTCAGTAGGGAGCTGAGTCGCCGGCTGACTCGTAGAGGTCGGCGTGTTGGGATTCTCTGACGGGATTGTGTCTGGATTGATTGGAGGAATTGTCATTTCTTTGAGCCTCAACGAATAGTTGGTATAAAGCGGAGTGAATAAAGTGTGCTGCTTGGTACTTTCCTTTTGCTACTGACATCTTGTAAGGGTCATCAGGAGAATCACCCAATGATCGTAGGTACTGAAGTTGGATTTCCTGTATCAGTCGGAGCGCCGATTGGAACTGAGTTCGGCGCGCCAAATCCCTGACTTCCTCCAAGATTTTGTCCTGGCCCTTCACTACTTGGGATAAGTCCATTGATTAAAGAAGATAAAGTTAGTTTGTCTGGATTTGGAATATCATAAGATTCTAGGATATGTCTGAATGCAATAGTTGAAGCATTGAGTGACTGCAGAGCAACAGCTAGAACAAGTTGGGGTTGCTGAGTCATCTGTGCTACACCCATCGCATTCTGATAGTATTGTGTAAAGATTTGAGTTAACTGTAGCCAATTGTTTCTATCTAATACCTTGTTGGCTGACTGACCAACGACTTCAAACTTACAAATGATTCCAGAGCGTAAGAGTGAGATAGGCAGTTGGAAGAACTGCTCAATCATTCTGCCTTCTGGAATGAAGTCATAATATCTTGGATCAGATAAACCATATGTGTGAATGTTACACACAGTATTAGTAATGACTCTAGTTAACATATTTCTGATATTTGAAATATTATAATCAAACTTTAAACCAGACTCCTGAACACGAGCCATATCAGATGTGGCTGTGCCGGGAGTTCCCGCCTGAGGCATCCCTAAAGTAAGTTCATTAATGCCCGAGCGTTGTTGTGCATAGTAAAGTGTTTGTTGCTCATTGTTAGATGCTGCAGGATATGTGCCTCCTAATTGGAATGGCATCACATCATCCATCTCATCTACAAACCAAAGCTTACCAGGGAATACAGGTTCGTTAGGCGATACACCGCTTAACTTCTTAACCTTTAACATATTCGCATTGGCCAGAGTACCTGCATCTAATCTCTGACGATGCTGAACAGTTACTTCTCTCTGGAATTGCTCGCTCTGCTTTGCAACACCAATACCAGCCCAACGATTCTCTACCTTCATATAGACGCCAAGCTCATAAGGCCGACGACCATCTGGATTCCAGTTATCTCTAATGCTTAAGACAGTATTGGAATCATAGTGATAGAGGACTACAATCTCCTTCTTTCTTCCTGCTAATCTCTCATCATCAGAACTCCACGGCATATAAATCTCATACCAACCAATTCTAGTAGGCCAAACTGGTTGTTGATTCTCAAGAACATCTAACTCTTGAGTATATG